AGCCATTTTAGTCGATCCTTACTATTGCGTTAGAGGCAGTCTGCGCTGGGAAGACGATTTTAAATGTACCGCCAGCCACTGTAAAGTCACCGCCAAAGTCTAAGATTGCGATTGCCAAATCGCTTTCAGTGTCATTGTAAATCATTGCGCCACGCGCCGTGAATGTTGCTGATGTCCAACTTGGATCATCGCTGTCGAAACATCCGCTAGTGCTATTTGTAATTACAGAGGCGTTTGCCAATGTAACGCCACCAGTAGTGTATCCACCGCCGTTAGCCACTTCGTTAATGCCACTTGAGGCATATGCAGTGGTAGCTGCACCCAGTGACGCTGAACTTGTAAATAGGGCAATTTTGATTGTGTCACTGTCGAGATCATGCAGCCCAAGCATTACATCTCTTTTAAATTGTGTACACATTGCTTGTGTAATAGCCATTATAGACCTCCGTTATATTCTGCCGCATAATCGCGTTGCATCTCTTGTACAAATAATTGCAGAGCTTCGTCAAATTGTGTTTTATAAAGCGCCAATGTTTCTCCAGCTTTCAAAAACGCTGATGCTTCATAAAGACACGCCGATAGTAACACGTTTTCTGCGTTGTCGCCAATCCAATTGTTTGCGTTACTAGAACTTAGCCCTGTCTCTGGGGCTATGAAGTCTGCGTTAAGCATAGTAGTTGAGTCTGGCGTAGGAGCTATTGTTATAACTGTTCCAGAAATTCCTGCGTTTTTGGTGGCGTACATTCTTGGAGTCCCTTGAGTGGATGGATTGGGCCAATAGTCTTGCAAGTATGAATCAATTTTGTGATTTAAATATGTTTTTGTACTAGCAAGGCCACCAATTGAAACCTGACGTATCATTCTTGCATTTGAAATAGTGTATTCAAAAGTTCCAGCAGTGACAACTTTGCTGCCATTTTGCCTAAAGCACGGCAAGTTTGGCAGACGCTGAAAGATCATCTCTTCGGCTTGCCCTATAATCTGGTCAATTGACGCCGTCAGCTCTGTGGAATCGTCTTCCAAGAAGTTCTGAATGTTTGCGACTAAAGTTGTGTAATTCATTTAGTTACCCCATGTCCCTTCGCCCCAATCGCCAGAACCCCAGAAAGTTTCGTCTATAGATATGCTTTCGTTTCCTACGGCTCCCGCACCAGCCACACCAGCTTCTGCGATTGTTAGCTCTAATGCTTCGGCGCCAACTGCACCCGTGCCAGCTACTCCAGCTTCATCGATAGATAGGCTCAAGGCTTCTACGCCGACTGCGCCCGTTCCAGATACACCAGACACGCCCTTAAGGCCAATAACCGATACGTCAGCAGTTGCGCCTGTACCAGCCACACCAGCTTCATCAATTGACATTTCTAGTGTCTCAGTGCCAATCGCGCCCGTGCCGCCTGTGCCTGATGGGCTTAGTACACTATTAGTTTCAATAACCACACTGCCAACATTAGCAATGGCGGGTACACCAACTGGCGGCAGCAATCTTGGATCTATTGTCCAGTCTTGTGTAAAACCAATAAAGACAACTACGTTTTCTGGATCGTTATCTGGACGCCCATTAAAGAGTGCAGTCGCGTCCACAACATTCTTTGCAGGCGTGAGCTGCGGTTGTTTTGGCTCCCAATCTTCTGGCGATACGCGCAAGCCATCCCAAGTGGTCTTGAGCTGCGTGTACCGAACGCGCATCCCAGATCGATCACTGATCGCGTAGGATTTTTTTCCTTTTGCGTATTTCGCCATTAAGATAAGTTCAGCGCGGTTGGCTGAATCCTCAAGCTCACACCATCGTTGTCGGTAGAAGCTGCAAAGTTAAATGCGCGTTCGTACATCTCATTTAGCAATGTGAACTTTTCATTCGCAAATTTTAACGAAAGTTTACTTGCCAACCCAGCGCAGATGCATTCATTCCATCGATATGGAATGTCAGCGTCTTGGTTGGATTCTGTAATATCCTCAAGCTGATTAATCGCCCAGTAAATTATGCTATATGTAGATGTGTTGGGAACTTGCCAAAGATACAGGACCGGCGTGATTTGCTTGTCGAGCATATACTGGCTTGGCTTACCGGGAGAGGTTTTGTTTGGCAGTTGGTTGTAGTCAGCAATAGATATGCGATTAATAACCTGATCAGAATTATTTGTCCCAGAGCTGTCGCGTATAACCGCGTCTAGAATGTCAATTGTGCCTGCGGGTAGCGTGTAGGGGGTTGTCTGGCCGTCTACCAACGTCAAAGTGTTCTGTGACAGCGCCCAGTAGTTAATACCCCTGTTTGCCCACTCAGAGAAGAGGAGGTTAAGGCTACGTCGCGCTGACACAGCCCTATCACCTGTCTGTACCTGTGGGTCAACTCCGCAACGCTCAAATGCTTCAGTAATAATTTCCTCAACATCTGGCTTAAACGCTACGGTTCCTGAAGTTGCCATTGATTTCCCCTATGCGAAAAACACGTTCATTAATACAACGGTGGCGACTGTATATTTAACAGACAAACCAGACTTAAACAGCATACCTTCGTCTGGGATGGTATTGTCCACGGTTGAATTATCTGTGCCGATTGTTTGTGCCTTGAATATGGTAGTGCCACTGTCTGGCGTACCATTAAAGAAATCAACCAGCCCTGCCGTTCCAGCAGACACAATTGAGTAGCCTTTCAAGCGAGTGCGACCACCACCAGCTACAGGACTTGCACATAGTGAGCCTGACCCGACTGTGATGTTTGCAGCATATTGGGCAGAGCATTCCACTGCGCTAACAGTTAAGAATAATTTTGCCCCTGCAACGGCTTCGGCAGATCCTGTGGATGTTATGACTTCTGTCATAGCGTCACCGAAAACATCTGTCCCAGTAATGGTGCAAGTTTTTTCGTTGTCTCCCGTGCCTGTAGTTGTAACAGTTACGTTTCGAGCCCCACCACCTAAGAAGGTAGTTGTCGCCATTGTTGCTGATGTATTTGGCCGCGCTGCTGTAACCAACCGATCTGGGTCGGCTGCATTTTCGTCGGCTATAAATTTGACTTGTACGTCTGTTTGTACGCCCATATTAATCTCCTATGGTTATAGGTGGGGCGTTAACCCCACCAGATCAATTACGCAATTTGAACGTACTCAATGATGAACGTAAACGATCCGTCGGTTGTAGAGTTTACAGTATTTGTAACATTACAATAGATGGTTCGTTCCGCAGAAGCATACTGAGCAGAGATAGGGGCCGTGGCGGCGTTTTGAGTAGTAGCAACCAAGGTAGTAGTTGTTACGTTTCCAACGACAACTGTTGTACCGCCATCTAGGATCTCATCTGCGATAGCCGCAACAATTTGCGCTCCAGAGGAAGACGTTCCAACTTCATAGCCAATATCACCTGTTCCGATAACAGGAGCTACAGCACAAAAGATTTTAATGTTTGTGATGATTGTATTTGCTGGCTGAGTAAACTCACCAATCGCGGGGCTGTCGCCTGCGGTTGAGTTAACAGTAACGCCTGTGGCGAAACCAACGTGCTTTACATATTTGTCGGTGACAATACCTGTGGATGCAATAGTTGCAATATCTGTATAAGCACCAGTCGTTGCATTTTTGGAAACAACTTGGAAGCCGTTTTCGGAACGTACTGGTCCTGTGAATGTTGTGTTAGCCATGTGATTCTCCTGTCGGGGCTAGTGTCAGACGCATCATGCGGCTGTCAGGGATATCGGCACAGTACAACAGGTCAGTTTAAAAAGAAAGAGGCGATCCGAAGACCGCCCCTGCTTGGTTATGCTGCTTGCTTTTGTTGCTGGTGCTCCTCAATTTCTTCGAGCTTGCCAAGAACTTCCCACCAAGCATATGAGCAGTGGCCTTCGATTATGCCAAGATCGGCATAGTCAATGTCGTCTTCGTAATCGATCCAGTACATATTATCTCCATAGCCAGTGCGCTCAATGCTAATCTCCATGCCCATCTTCTTGGCTAGGCGCTGGGCTTTGCCACGGTCACTGTCTGCACCACACGCTACACGCTTTGGCTTTATGGCCTCGCTGGGTGTAGTGATCGCGCCCATTGATGTAAGCTCATAGACTTCGGCAACACGCGCACGGCGTTTGATCTTTTTGTCTTTGATGCTGACCACATCACCAACAATCCCACATACATAGCGGCGCCCTTGCACAAGCTGCCAATGCCAGCCAGCAACGATTAAGAATACACGATCAGCAGTGCGCTCTTTCACAGTGCCTTTTAGCCAGCCAGCCAGCGTCACGCCTTTGCTCCGGCCAAGCGTCAGGCCAAAAGTTGTGCGCTTGCTTTCGATGCCACAAAGATCAAGAGATCTTTTAACCTCCCATGTGCTTGAGCCTTTGACGGATTTACGTCCACCAACATGACGAATCAATCGAGCTGCCTCACCAGTGGTCATGCCAGTGATGGCGCTGATTACTGACGGGCCGCAGTAGCGGTTTCTGTCAGCTTTGGTTGCACCGTGATTGATTGGCTTGATTTTTAACTTAGTCATTGGGGTAGTCCTTTCTAAAAAACGAATCACTTACATACATAGTATAGCATACTGTATAAAGTAGTGCAAACAGGTTTATTTTGTAAGTTCTTGTAACCAAAGAAAAAAGCGGCCCTAAGACCGCTTTCAACTAAACATCATTAGGCACTATAAAATTACCATGAGAGGAATAGTGACCTATAGAATAACGTCCTACCCCACCATCAATTCTATGCTTCTTTAGCTTATCTAAATGAGAAACAGATTCTGAGGTTTCGGCTTCACTTGTGTAAACAATAAGTGAATTTTCAATTTGTAATTCTACGATTTGAGTTAATGCCATTTTTAAAAATCCTTTCTAAACTCTATATACCTCATATAGGGTACAGCATACAGTATTGCAAGAGGGAAAGATAAAAAAGAAAAAGGCGGCCCGAAGACCGCCTCTAACTTAGGTAGTGTCATTTTGTAGGGTGGCTACAAAATGTACCTAACCTTATGCAGCGCCTTCTGATCCGAAGATGCCACGCCAGTCGGTTACGCCAAAGCTGTAACGCTCACGCACTTTGTAGCGCACGTTGCCAGTTTCGAAGTCACCTTCCATGCCTTTTTTCATAGGCGAACGTTGGAACATTTTCAGTCCATCAGGAACGTCTGTCTGAACAAAGAACGCATCTGAGTCTGTCAGACGGCGCATCACATGATAACCTTTTGGCAAATAGCCGCCAGATTTAATCGCGTTGATGTCGTTGTCAGCAGTACCAGTGCGGAGCTGTGATTCCAGCAAACGCTCTGCAACAAACTGGTAAGCAGTTGGAATGATCAACTGTGTACCTTGTGCAGCAATCCGAAGACCACGTTCGTCTTTCATATCCGAAATCTGGATAAGAATTGACTCAAGTGATGTCTCAGACAAGTCAGCCGCAGTGGCTAACGTGTTGGACTGGTTTCCGTTCTGCGTTGGGTGTGACGTACTCAAGAGAGTAGTGCCATCTCCAATATTTGCAGAAGTTGCTTCGTTCAAGACATTGGCGGCTTTGATCTCTTTAGTAGAGGACATAGACCGTGCAAGTGCCTTGGTATAACGAGAAGCGATTGAGCCGTACTGGCCGTCCTCTTCAGCTTCCTCAGTAATTGAGAATGCCAAAGCAACTGTTTCGTGCTGATAGCGCGCAGTCCATTGCTGGCCAGCGTCATCATACGATACAGATGCACCTTCGTTTTTAGTTGGAGCAGAACCGAAGCCGGCAAGAAGCACGTCCTCCTCGAATGCCTTCTGAGAGGTATTCGATTCAAACACTGCTTCATATTCGGCAGGGTAACTGTCATATTCAAGTCCGAAAAGAGTATTCAGACCCGGCTCAAGCATTTTAGCAAAACTTGCTCTATTCATAGCCATTGTTCATACCCTCCTTAGATACCGGCAACATTGTTGCCAAGGAGATGCTCATTTATAAGCACTTCCATGATAGCGTTCGCACCAAAAGCATTATCTGGTGCATCGTAAAGCGCAACGATCTTACAGGTAGCAATACCCGCAGCCATTGTACCACTAGTTTCAAAGCCTGACTGACCTGTTAAAGTAGAGCCAGCGCCAGCAACAACATCAGCGCAATTGCCGATATTGGTCTGAGCAGGAGAACCTGCACTTTGTACTTTGAAAATAGTCTGTGGATCGTCATAGACATAAGCTATGATGTCTGTGGCCACTGTACCCGTAGGCCAGTATTCACTGTAGACGTAAGAACCATCTGACGCGGTATATGATACCCCTGCAAAGACACCAATGTTATTGGTTTCTGTTGCGGTGTGCGGAGTAAGCAAACCAGTACTAATCAGAATTACAAGATCACCTTTAAAGATGTTCTCTGCAAGACCACTAGCAATAGTGTACTTGTTAGCACGGGGCGCATTACCACTCATCTGGCGAACTGGGACAAACCCAAAAGCAGCATCAACATTTGCCATTTTTTCGCTCCTATAGCGTTAAAGTTAATCGCTCATGGCAGAAAGATTTCTACCGCGACTTGTTTCAGACTTCCTCTCCTGTTGGATTGGTAGTCCATTACGGCGTCCTAAAGCGTCAAGATCACCAGATACCGATTCATTTTGCTCACTATTCTTAGTGGAATAGTATGTCTTCATTGATCTATGCCGCTCTTCTGGCATTTCACAAAGCAACATTCCTTCGATACCTACACAACCTTCCCACTGCCCGTGATTGATAGTCGGAAACAACTTACTTTTCACAGTTTCAGATTTTCTTGGTTCCCATCCTTCACGCATACGTTTGTACACGTTGTCAGGAGTATCCCTGCCTTGAATAGATGTGGCAACCCACCGTTGGACATGACCGGGACGTGCTTCGGGTGCATCCAAAAGTGCTGGTGGTTTCCATGCGGCTTCACGACGAGCTTCCTCATCACGCACAGAATCGCGAGTTTCACTCGCACGAACATTTCTTGACTCAGTCATTAGTTGGCTTCCTTTTGCTGACGCCGAATTTCGGCTTCATATTTTTTAAGACCATTTGCATCATTGATACCAAGTTCTCTAGCCATTCTGAGTTGTTCTTGCGACATTCTAACTCTATTGCTGCCCTTGTAACTTGACGAACCGCCTGTAGTAGGGGCGACTGGTGGTCTACTTTTTGTTCGCGGTTTACTTGGACTTGCTCCAGATCCTAACTCAGGAAAGACTTTTTGTAAACGGCTGTTTAAGTGGTCGTAATAATCGTCCGAATTTTTGTCGAAACCTTCTAAGTCAAGTTGGACATCAATCGCACGGGCTGCGGCAGTCTCTCGCTCAAAGCCAGCGGCGTTGAACCAGTTGTTTTGTTGCCACCAAGACATTGCCTTTGGTGGCGCGGGGTTTTGTGCAGCTTGCTGTGCACGACCCACTGTTGGGGATACGGCACGTTGCTGTTGCTGCTGTTGCTTTTGCATTTCTGCAATACGCATGGCCGCTCTCATGTCGGCCATCTGCTCTTGGAAGTTAACCTGCGCCTCTGTATCGCCCTCCTCAACAGCTTTTGTAAGAGCCGCCTTGGTTTGGCTGTAACGCTGATTAAAATTTTCTTCAGCAGACTTTTGAGATCCCTGCTCCAAGCGTTCTAGACGTTTCTGGAGCTGTGCATTTTGCTCCTGAATGTTCTTAGCTTGGATTTCAGCTTCTCTGCGCTGGCTTACGAGCTTTTGAATGCGCTTTTGCACTTTTGGCCCATAATCGTCGCCCTGCTCTTCGACAACATCCTTGGCTTCTTCTTTAGCCTCCTGAACGGGATCATCGACAACTTCTATTTCGAAGTCCTCCACGTCACCCTTGGCCTTTTTAATTTCGGCCTCGATTTCTTCTAAGATTTCATTATCTGCCATTTAAATCACCCTATGTATGCTGCGACTTCAACTCCGTCTGGCAAGATCGATGTTATTTCATCATCGTTCAGCAGAAGGAACTTAACGCCCTTTACAACAATTTTTTGACCAGCGTATTTTCCATAGGTTACGCGATCTCCACCTTTGGGACGAGTTTCAGACCGCCAGCGTTCGCCAGTGTCCCTGTCCCGATATGCCAAGTCGCCCAAACGGCAAACAGTGCCGTGGGCTGTTAGGTATTCTTCATTGTCTTTAGATGATTCTGGCAGATAAATGCCGCCTGATGTTTTTGCCTTAACCTGATTAGGCTGGACTAAAACTTTCCAATTTAGTGGTATTGGAAGTTGATCTGAACCAATTGTGGCATTGGTTTCTTCATCGGTATAAGTTTTATCATGTTGATGAGACACGTCATACATCCTCTTCATTTATATTTTTAATCGTTTCGCGGATAATCTCAGACGCTTGCATTAAGCCTTCTGCAATCCCTACGTTCTTTTGGTATGAGCTAAAGTCGGACACCCGACCATCGACCAAACTCTCAGCTATCTCTAGCCTTTTCTTGTTCAGATTTTCTCTGATCTGTTGTAACAGATCGCTTACTGTCATTTTTAACGCCTCCTGACATGGATACGCCAGTGACGTGAACAGTCACATCCTTTTTTTCATCTGACATTGAGTATCCTTTCTTAATACCCTTTTTTCTTTATAGGCTTTTTAATCTTTTTAATAGGCTTCTTTTTTCCATACTTCATTTTACTTCCTCCTTTCATTAATTTTCCAAAACTTGCGCGGTTCATTTATACATTGCCCGCTGATAATTCGCGGGCTAGAATTTTGAGAGTTTCAGCAAAACCCTTGTCCAACTCCTTTGCCGCCATTGCAAACTTGCGTGGCGATATATCATCTGTATCCAATCCACGCCTTTTTAGGAAGCTCTTAGCTGCCCTTATCTCTGCCTGCGCTACCTTTTTAACTGCGGCTTTAGCCATTATATCGCGCCTCCTGTATTTTCGTCTTTAGTTATTGATCCAAGTGTTCCATAGCTGGCCGCTCCACCAACTGTAAATGGCAACATATAATTTGGTAAGCCTTTCTGGCGTAGTGACTGTATGAGACTTGGCGTCAGTGGTAGTGCAATAGTGTCTTCCAATCCTGCGTCTGTTTGAATATTTACTGGAAACAGTTCAGCCGTTGGATCTGCTGACTTAGCAATATTTAGCAAGTTCTTTGGCGCTATATTGCCATAAAACTGTCTGTGTCCTTCAAAATCACCGTGCGTGTATTTCTTTACCATTCTTGGGTTTGGCAAAGTTATGTAATCTGCCCCACTCTCAATAGCGTCTGCCAGTTGGCGCCTAAGAACCATATCAACCCACGCATCTGTGCTTTCGAC